ATTAGTAGATTTGCGATCACACACCTATTAAAAACGTTGCCTTCAAATTAAGAAAATAATTGATTACGAGGAATACCGCGGCGTATTCGATATCTCTATTTTGTCACGAACGGTAACATCACCACTGTTAAGATACATGTTTTACGGTCATCGCAAGCGATTTAAGGAGTCGTGGACGGGCAATTGTCGGTCGCATTCAGATCCGGATTGTCGTTGCACGTTGACGGTCTCTTTTGATTTAGTTTCGGAAAAGATGCCAGCTATAATTGTTCCAAAGTTTAAAGATGGCAGGAAATTGACTGTTCGACAGCAATTTTTTGAAGTGATGAAACAAATGGTTAAGACGTATGTCCTTACTGATGATGGCATACGTTTGATCACGGACCCTCTTCAGCGCAAAGTGCAATTTTCTCGATTTGGTTACGAATATTGGTCTACTCCATCTAATACGTTAATAAAGCCTCCATTTTATGCTCCTAATCAACCTACAGAGCATGATTTTATTGAGATGCCCAATTTGCGGAGTATCGTATTTAAGATAGATCAAATGTTTTTCTCTCGGATGGGAATAGACCTGAGTCCCAATCAGGTCGGTGTAGTCAAATTTAACAAGGTTCCGTCGCTCCTTCAATTGTGTATATCTAAAGTTTCATTATTTAATGTAATATACGCAGATTGGGGAGGATATCGAGGGATAGTTAACACGATGTCGAACTTGGACACCGAGAAATTGGTTGATTTGTATGCTGAATTCTCGAATAATGTAGTAGGTAGAGAGGGTTTTCGTCATGTAGCCAGTCTTCTTCCGAAAGCGTTGGAATTATTGCAGGACGTCCTAGGAGTTCGGCAGTATTACGGTCGCGTTCCGTTTGAATATGATGCGTTGAAATTGAAGAATTATGTTACTAAATTGCAATCATCGGCAGGAATACGACCAGGAGGTACGAAGCGTTATCAGCTTGGAGAATTTAATGTAAAGGAAGTTAGTAATGGGAAAAAAATAGATCAATTTCCTTATTATGCCGACAAGTTTGATGAATTTGTTCATCATGTTTTTCAGCACGGTATTCGAGACTATGACAAAGAAGATATGTTTTCTCCTTATTGTGTAATGCGTTTGAAAGATGAGTTTAAGTTTGTTTATCCAGTGACTCCAGAAAAGGCCAAGAATTTGCAGCGAAAGTGTAGAGAATTTTTTATACCTAATATGTCGCAGCAATTTCTTAGTAAGTTATTGATGACTCCCCGTCAGCTTTTAGAGAGGGGGGATACGATTCGAATAGGTCAAAAATGGAATCATGGAGAGGCGCAACGATTTGCCGAGTATATGAATGCAGGGTCTCCTGATGTTGAGTATAATACAGGTGATTTTCAAAAATTAGATAAAACAATAAGAGATTGGATGTTGACATTGTATGTGCAGTACGGGAGAAAGTATTTTTCAGTTGAGGACACGATGAGCGAGAAGTTGTTATTTAATTTGTTTATTGTGTTGGCTGAGAGGATTAATGTCAAGATAGTAGACCATCTCGACACAATTTGGACACTTATGCGAGGTATGATGTATTCAGGTGGTTATGAGACATCGCATGGTGATTCGTGGTGTGTTTTGTTGGCCTGGTTGCTCTTTGTTGTTCATGTAGCTAATAAGAATCCTAGTAAAAAATTTAAAATCTTTTACTATATGGACAAAGGGCTTTTAAGAATCGTGGTCTATGGAGACGATCATGTATGGTGTTGCCCCCGTATATTAGGTGATTTATTAAACGAGACGAGATTTGCAGAATTCACTTCTGAGTACTTGGGAATGATAATCAGAGATGCTCAGACTACTACGGATTTTTTTTCCACCACATATCCTAATGGTGAGTTGAAGACTACAGGTGTTGTTTTCTTGAAGCGTTATTTTATAGCATCGCGTTTAGTTAACCAAGAAGGATTTCCGGTTATTTATCCTTTTAAGCCAACTCACGATTCTTTGCTTAAGTTGTTCATGAATAAAGCTAACGATGAAATTACATACCCTCTTCAGGCAATTGGACAAGCTTATGACACATTAGGTACCAATCCAGCATCTTATGCTATGATAAAGCAGTTTTATCTTTACTATCTAGCAGTGCTCAAGTCTTCTCCTAAAGAATTATTTGAAAAAGCATTTGAGCGAATGGATGCAGTTGAGACAAAGAGGTTACTAGCGAGAGCGGGTATAACTCGTGAGATGATGGCGCAAGGTTTTCCTACCCGAAATTTTCTACTGAGTCTGCACAAAATTGATTTGCAGAGAGGTACGAATAAGGTTCAATTTAATAATAAAGACGAAATATATTTTGGAGGAAGACGTAGAGGTAGCTGCCTCGTACGATTTTTAATAG